ATGTCCATCCCCGCTCTCAACCCAACCGTCCCCCAGTCTGATTCGCAGAGCAATCGCCCAGCGAACCCGCCGCACGGCGCGGTTGACCCGGCACGCCCGCACCCGTTCCGCGATGGGCTCCCCGGGCTCACGCAGCGGCAGATCGCGTACCGCATTGATCGCCTGGCCCGCCTCTTTTACCTCAATGGCGTGGATGCCGAGGACCTCCGGGAATCGCTCGTGCTCGAGGTGTACCGCGCGATGCTGCGCCACGACCCGTCGATCTCCAAGGCCACGACGTTCGCCAAGGGTGTGATGGACATCTGGTACCTGCGGACCTGCAAGGAGCTGCGCAGGGGGTTTGAGTACCAGCGTCGCCACCAGAGCCTGCCCGAGCCCGGCAGCGAATGCCGCGCGTTCGCGGCCCCGGGCTGCAAGCTCGCCACGGAAGTGGGCCTGCGGCTGGACTTGGACGAGGCGCTCGGCCGACTGCCCCGTGATCTAAGGGAGCTGGCAGAGGATCTGCAGTCCAAAAGCATCCCTGCGATCGCAACCGAGCGGCAAGTGCATCGCGGCACCATCAACCGGATGGTGCTCCGCCTGCGTGAGGTCCTCGCCAGTTTCGACCCAGCGGTCAACTAAGCGCGCGACACAAGCGTCCGATTCGTAGATGGGTACTGGCGTGCCCGCCCAACCGTTCTCGCCAACCCCCGCCGACGCTCGCGTCCGACACGCCCAGCCGCTCGTGCGGCTTGGCCAGGGCGAGTTCGCACGGGATATTTGGCCCGAAAACCTCGATCCTTCATCCCACCACCACGGAGAACACATGACCCCAGCCACCCTCATCAACCAGATCAGCAAGGGCCGCAAGGCCCGCCCACGCCGTGTGATGCTTTATGGCACGCACGGCATCGGCAAGAGCACCTTCGGCGCGATGGCCGAGAAGCCCATCTTCGTCCCCACCGAGGATGGCCTGGCCGACATCGACTGCGAGTCGTTCCCGCTGGCCCGCAGCCTCGGCGAGGTGATGGCGGCGCTCGAGTCGCTCTACTCGGGTGACCACGACTACCGCACCGTCGTCATCGACAGCCTTGACTGGCTCGAGCGCCTGATCTGGGGCGAGGTCTGCGCCGACGAAGGCGTCGAGAACATTGAGAAGATTGGGTACGCGAAGGGCTTTGCCTTCGCAGTCGACAAGTGGCGCTCGGTGCTCGGGGCGCTCGATGCCCTCCGCAGCGATCGCGGCATGACGGTTGTGCTCATCGCGCACGCCAAGATCGAGAAGTTCGAGAACCCCGAGACCGTGCCGTACGACCGCTACTCGCCGCGCCTGCACAAGCTCGCGTCGGCGCTGGTGCAGGAGTGGGCCGACGAGGTGCTCTTCGCCACGTACAAGGTTCACACGATCAAGGTCGACGAAGGGTTCAACAAGGCCAAGCACAACGGCGTGAGCACGGGCGAGCGGATCATCCGCACCGTCGAGCGCCCGGCGCACGTCGCCAAGAACCGCCTGGGCCTGCCCGAAGAGATCCCGCTTGACTACCGCGTCTTCGCGGCGCTCGTGCGCGGCGAGGACCCGTCAGCTGCCGTCGCAACCCCTGCCCCAACCACCGAGAACACCGGCAGCAACTGATTCATGGCGCGGAACCGCCTGCCAAGTCAAGCCTTGGCGAGCCGCGGCAAGGCATGGCATTTCTTTCATCCATCAAGGAGCTCTGCACCAATGGCAAATCTGAACTTTGACGCAAACCAAGTCGATCCTTCCGTCGCGCTCGATCCGCTCCCCGCGGGCAAGTACCTCGCCGTCGTCTCCGAGTCGGAGCTCAAGCCGACCAAGACCGGGGGCGGCAAGTACCTGCAGCTGACCTTCCAGATCATCAACGGCGAGTTCAAGGGCCGGCTCGTCTGGGCCCGGCTCAACCTCGAGAACAAGTCCGAGATGACGGTCAAGATCGCTCGGGGCGAGCTCTCGGCCATCTGCCGCGCTATCGGCGTGATGCAGCCGAAGGACTCGGTCGAGCTCCACAACGTGCCGCTGGAGATCAACGTCGGGCTGAAGAAGCGCGACGACAACGGCGAGTTCACCAACGTCATCAAGGGCTACGTCAAGAAGGGCGGCGGCGGCTCGCCGGTGAGCGCCCGCGCTCCCGTCGGCGTCGGCCCGGGGAGCACTCCGCCCTGGAAGCGCTAAGTCCATCAGGTCGCGTCCTCGAGCTCCCGTACCCGCCCAGTGTGAACCACATCTGGCGACGGTTGGGCTCCAGGACCGTGTTGAGCCGCGAGGGTCGGCGCTACCGCGCAAGCGTGTGCGCCGCCCTCGCGGTGATGCGTGTGGTGCGGATGAACGGTCGGCTGGAGGTGCGTGTCATCGTCTGCCCGCCCGACAACCGCCGGCGCGACCTGGACAACGTGCAGAAGGCCCTGCTCGATGCCCTGGCCAAGGGCGGGGCGTACCGAGATGACTCGCAGATCGATCGGTTGATTGTCGAGCGTGGCCCGGTGACGCCGGGCGGCAATGTGCTGGTGGAACTCACAGAGATCAAGCCATGACCGTCCCGTGTCCACTCTGCGGCAGTACCAATCGACGCTTCGGTTTCTGCTGTGCGCCATGCCATGCACGCTACATGGCGGAGCAGCGCAAGAAGTGGAGCGCGCCGGCAACGGGCGTGAATCAGCCCGAGCGCGTCGGATCATGTTCGCCGAGCACCGAGGCTCTTGCATCGTCATTTTCTCGGCCAGGGCGACCCGATCCATGCTGGGCTTCCGATGAACAGATCGGATTGTGGTCGGTCTGCGTGCGAGCGCTCGAGGAGGCTTGCTGATGCAGCTTCGCACCTACCAATCCGAAGCGATCGCCGCGGTCTACGAGCACCTGCGGACCCGGGACGACAACCCGTGCGTGGTGCTGCCGACGGGGTGCCACGCGCAAGGGCACCCGATCCTCATGTTCGATGGCAGCCTCCGGCCCGTAGAGAACGTCGCTGTCGGGGACGTGCTCATGGGGCCGGACAGCACGCCCCGGCGGGTGCTTGCGCTTTGCCGTGGCGAGGACGATCTGTACCGCGTCACGCCGGTGAAGGGCGAGCCGTTCGTCGTTAACGGCGACCACATGCTTTCTCTGGTGTGCACGAACGAAGGAAAAGGCAACTTTCCATGCCAGAGACGCGGCGGCGAAATCGAGCAGGTCGCCGTGCGCGAGTTTCTCGCCAAGCCGCACAGTTGGCGGCACCTCCGCAAGCTGTACCGAGTCGGGGTCGAGTTCTCACAACCCCGTGACCTGCCGATCCCACCGTACATCCTCGGGCTCCTTCTCGGCGATGGCTGCGTCCGGGATGGGGTTCACCTGACGACAATGGACCCCGAGATTGCAGATGCGTGGGGCACGTACGCCGCGTCGATCGGCTGCGATGTATCTGTCAAAGCGCAGGGGGGCAGGTGCCCAACCTACACACTTACGGGCAATCGCGGTCGCGCAAACGTCGTCACCGAATCCCTGTCGGCGTTCGGGTTGAGCGGCACCGACTCGGGAACCAAGTTCGTTCCTCGCGAATACCTGGTGGCGAGCCGTGAACAGCGGCTCCATCTGCTCGCGGGCCTTCTTGATACCGACGGGAGTTTGTGCCGTACGGGTTTCGACTACATCACCAAGTCGGTCATGCTGGCTTCCGACGTCGTGTTCCTTGCGAGAAGCCTCGGGCTCGCGGCATACTGCGTGCAGAAGTTTTCCTATTGTCAAACTGGCAACGGGGGCTGGTACTACCGAATCTCGGTCTCCGGAGACACCGATCGCGTGCCGTGCCGGTTGCCCCGCAAGCGGGCTCGCGACCGTCGCCAGAAGAAGTCCGTGCTGCGGACCGGCTTCTCGGTTACGAGCGCGGGCCACGGCCCGTTCTACGGTTTCACTCTCGATGCAGATCATCTCTACGTCGACGGGCATTTCGTGGTCCACCACAACAGCGGCAAGACGCCGCTGATCGCGACGATCTGCCGTGACGCGGTCACGCGCTGGAACGGACGAGTCGTCATCCTCGCCCACGTCAAGGAACTCCTCGAGCAGACCGCCGAGAAGCTTCGGCTCATCGCGCCCGACCTGCCCGTGGGCATCTACTCAGCGGGCCTCAAGCGCAAGGACCTCGGCTACAGCGCCACCGTCGCGGGCATCCAGAGTATCTGGAAGAAGGCATGCGACCTCGGGCCGGTCGATCTGATCATCGTCGACGAGGCGCACATGGTCCCCGCCGAGGACGACGGCATGTACCGCCAGTTCATCGCCGACGCGAAGGTGGTGAACCCGAACGTCCGGGTCATCGGGCTGACCGCCACGCCGTACCGCCTGAAGTCCGGCGCGATCTGCGCCCCCGCCCCCCACAACATCCTCAACTACGTCTGCTACGAGGTCGGCGTCCGCGAGCTGATAGTGCAGGGATTCCTGTCGCCGCTCAAGACCAAGGCGGGCCTGCAGAAGATCAGCACCGACGACCTGCACGTCCGCGCCGGCGAGTTCGTCGCCAGCGAGGTCGAGGACCTCATGGACAAGGAGGGTCTGGTCGAGGGCGCGTGCGCCGAGATCGCCGCGCACACCAAGGACCGCAGCGCCACGCTGATCTTCTCCTCGGGCATCCGCCACGGGCAGCACATCGTCGATGTGCTCAAGACGAAGCACGGCATCGATTGCGGCTTCGTGACCGGCGACACCCCCGACGGCGTGCGTGCGGCGATCCTCGGCCGCTTCCGTTCGGGCGAGCTCAAGTACCTGTGCAACGTGAACGTGCTGACGACCGGCTTCGACGCCCCGCACATCGACTGCGTGGCGCTCGTGCGTCCGACCATGTCGCCGGGCCTGTACTACCAGATGGTGGGCCGGGGTTTCCGGCTGCACCCGGGCAAGACCGACTGCCTCGTGCTGGACTTCGGCGGTAACGTGCTGCGGCACGGGCCGGTGGATGCCATTCGCATCTCGACCGATGATCGCGGCGACGGCGAAGCGCCCGCCAAGGAGTGCCCGAACTGCCACGCCCTCATCGCGGCGGGCTACCAGACCTGCCCGCAGTGCGGCCACGCGTTCCCGGAGCCCAACAGGCAGCAGCACGAAGCGAAGGCCAGCACCGAGGGGATTCTCAGCGGCCAGGCCACGCGCGAGGAGCACCGCGTCAGTGAGACGACGTACCACGTGCACTCCAAGCGCAGCGACCCGTCCGCGCCGCTGACGATGCGCGTCGAGTACCGCGTCGGCTTCAACCGCTTCTTCCGCGAGTGGGTCTGCTTCGACCACACCGGGTACGCACGCACGAAGGCGGAAGCCTGGTGGCGGGCGCGCTCGGTCGAGCCGGTGCCCGGCGGTACGGAGGAAGCGGTCGACATGGCCAAGGCCGGGGCGCTCGCCCCGACGCTCTCGATCACCGTCGAGAAGAAGGCCGGCGACCAGTTCGAGCGCGTCACGCAGCACGTGCTCGGCGATAAGCCCCCGCGCCTTGACAGCGAAGAAGGCCTGCCGGACCGGCCGCCAGAGCCCGCGGGCATGACGTACGGCATCCCCGAAGACGAAATCCCCTTCTGAACAAGGAGTACCGCATGATCACGATCACGATCGAAGAGACCGACAAGGACGGGCAGTTGCTCGGACGCCACATTGCATCAGCGCCCATCGACAAGAACGACACCAAGGGCATTGGCTCGCTGCTGGCTCGGAGCATCGGCGGCCTGATGTACCACACCGAAGCCCGCGCGGAGATCCCGCTGCTGATCGCTGCCGCAGGGACGCACCGGGCCAGTTCGTGCACGCGGGCGATCGGCCATGCAGCGGGCCTGGCCACCGGGACGTACGGCTTCGACCTGGCGATCAAGCCCGTCATCGAGATCGACCGCCTGCTGGACTACCGCGCCAGCAAGCGCGACCGCGAGACCGCGGCGCAGACGCTCAAGATCATGGGCGCCACCATCCGCCGCCGCGAGGACAACGAATAAGCGATGAGCGACGGCCCCTCCATTCTGCTCGAGTCGGCGCGCACGTACCTCGCCCGCGGGTACGCGGTCATCCCTGTGCCGGCGCGGAAGAAGATCCCCGTGCTCAAGGGGTGGACGGACCTGCGGCTCTCCGAGAGCGACTTGTTGGCGCACTTCAACGGCACCGGCAACATCGGCGTGCTGCTGGGCGAACCGAGCGGGTGGCTGGTGGATGTGGACCTCGACTGCGAGGAGGCGGTGGCGCTCGCGCCCAAGTTCCTGCCGCCGACGGGCGCGATGTCCGGGCGGCCGGGCAAGCCCGCATCGCACTGGTGGTACGTGTGCGACGGGATGAAGACCCGAAAGCATCAGGACCCGGTGTCGAAGAAGATGATCGTGGAACTGCGGAGCACCGGCGCGCAGACGGTCGTCGGCCCGAGCATCCATCCAAGCGGGGAGCCCTACGAGCCGCTCGACGGCGAGCCCGCCGTGGTAGACGCTGGGGAACTGGCCGCCGCTGTCGCGGCGCTTGCTGAGGCTGTGACCGAGGCGCGGCACGGGCGCAAAGAAGCGTTCGTTTCACAGCCAACGTCACTACGAAACGATCGCTTCCCAGCGGTCGACGCCGTGCTCCGGCGCGCCGCGGCGTACCTCGACCGCATCCCGCCAGCAATATCCGGCTCTGGCGGGCACAGCCAGACCTACACGGCCGCGACGGCGATGGTGCATGGGTTCGCCCTCGATCCCGAGGCGGCGTTCTCGCTGCTGTGGGATCGGTATAACCCGCGGTGCGAGCCGCCGTGGTCTGAGAAAGAACTGCGGCACAAGGTGACCGACGCCGCCAACAAGCCGCACGACCGTCCGCTCGGCTGGCTCCGCGATGCGCAGAAGGCCGAGGATCTCGGCGGCGTGGACCTGTCGGGATTCATGGCAGCGCCGGCGAAGGCGAGCGACGACACGGCAGCCCCGGACGAGGACACGCCGGTCGATCCCGGCCCGCTTCCCGAGCGGTACCTCGCCGTGCCGGGGTTCATCTCCGAGGTCATGGCGTTCAACAAGGAGACAGCGCACCGTTGGCAGCCGATGCTCGCGCTCGCCGGCGCGATGTGCCTGCAGGCCGTTCTTGCCGGGCGCAAGGTCCGCGACGAGCGCGGCAACCGCACGAATCTGTACGTCGTGTGCCTCGCGGGCTCTGGCTCGGGCAAGGACAACGCCAGGCTCATCAACAAGGCGGTGCTCTTCAAGGCCGGTCTCAACGGGCTCGAGGGCAACGAGGATCTCGCCAGCGACGCCGGGCTGGTCACCGCCGTCGAGGCCGAGCCTGCGATCCTCTTCCAGATCGACGAGTTCGGGCGCTGGCTCCGCACCATTGGCGACCCGAAGAAGGCCCCGCACCTGTTCAACGTCATCTCGACGCTGATGAAGATGTACTCGTCGGCGCGGAGCGTCTTCAAGGGCAAGGCCTACGCCGACGCCAAGCGCAACAAGGTGATCGACCAGCCGTGCGTCTCGCTCCTGGCGACGACCGCGCCCGAGCACTTCAAGCACGCGCTCACGCCCGACGCCATGAGCGACGGGTTCATGGCCCGGCTCATCGTGTTCGAGACCGGCGAGATGCCGCCGCGCGTCTGGCAACCGGAGAAGGACCCGCCGCAGGCGATCGTGGATGCGGCCACCTGGTGGGGCGCGTTCAACCCGGGCGGCAACCTCAGCCGCGAGCACCCCAAGCCGATGGTGGTTCCGACCACCGACGACGCCCGCGCCGTGTTCAACCGCCTCGCGTCGCTTGCCGACGCCGAGATGGAGCGCCCGCGCGAGGACCTGCGATCGATCTGGGCGCGCGTCGAGGAGAAGGCCTGCCGCCTGGCGCTGATCTACGCCTGCTCCAAGAACCGCGAGAAGCCGGTCATTGACGCCGACGCAGCCGAGTGGGCGTGCGGCCTGTCCGAGCACCTAACCCGCCGCGTCCTGTACCTCGCCCACGAGTATGTGTCGCAGGGCGAGTTCGACGCCAAGCAGAAGGCCGTGCTCCGCGCGATGCGAACGGCGGGCGGACGCATGACCCGTTCGCAGATGTGCCGCGTGACCCAGCACCTGACCCAGCGCGAGCGGGACGAGGTGCTTGAGAATCTCAAGGAGACCGGCCGCTTGAAAGAAGGGGTCGAGCCGACCGCCGGGCGGTCAAGGAGGGTGTATGAACTCCTGCCGTAGCAGGTCAGAAACGCGGGTTGGCTGTGGTCGGACCCTTCTTTCACATTCTTCACGCGCGATCTCTCGGGCGGGCGGGAAGGGAGCAGAGAAGGAGGCATTGAAGAAAGTGAAAGAAGGTATCTCTCTCCTTTCTATACCTTCCCCCACCCCTCCCCCGTCCCCGTGCATCCCTGTCCCCACGCCCATGCAGGTCGTGTGCCAGGCCGCGCCTAGCGGGAGCCTTACAGCCGGAAGCCTTACGGGAGGGGAGGCGGATGGCGTTAGGTACTCCCCGGGCCAGATCGCGTGGCTTGGCCCGCGGGAACAGCAGCGCTATACGACTGAGTTTGTTTCGCCTGTCCGGGGGCGGGGGGGGGCGGCAGGCGGGGTTGGTACGCCCGGCCGCCAGGAACGCGACGTGGGCCAATGTGGGCGGACCCGTGGCCAACGGGATCGCCTCGTAGCGGGCGGGATTCGGGGCGCTCAACGCCCCAACGGACGGGCCCGACTGCCCGAGCGATCTAGCGAACCAGCGATCCACCAATCCCCGGACCCGCCGCATGTGCGGCGGGCCACCACAACGCCACGGGCGGGCGCTCACCGCCACGCCCCCAACCACGACGGAGATTGCTATGAACATCGAGACGCTGCCCATCGACGCAGTCAAGGAATACGACCGCAACCCCCGCACCATCAACGACGCCGCCATCGACGCGGTGACTAAGAGCATCGAGGCGTTCGGCTTCAAGGTGCCGATCCTGATCGACGCCGACGGCGTGATCATCGCCGGGCACACGCGGCTCCGCGCGGCGCGGAATCTCGGGCTCAAGGAGGTACCGACCATCCGCGCCGATGATCTGACGCCGGAACAGGTCAAGGCGCTGCGCATCGCCGACAACAAGGTCGCCACGCTGACCTCGTGGGACATGGAACTTCTGCCTTTGGAGCTGGCCGACCTCAAGGGCGTGGACTTCGACCTCGCGCTGCTCGGCTTCAGCGCCGAGGACCTCAGCGCGATCATGGCTCCCGCTGGCAGCGAGGGTCTGACGAATCCAGACGATGTGCCGGGTGCACCGGACGCGGCCACTACGGTGCCGGGCGACATCTGGGTGCTCGGCAACCACCGGCTGATGTGCGGCGACTCATCGAAGCCCGAAGACCTGGACCGTCTGCTCGATGGCCAGCCGATCCATCTCGTGAACACGGACCCGCCGTACAACGTGAAGGTCGAGCCGCGATCGAACAACGCGATCGTGGCCGGGCTGAGTTCGTTTGCGCTTGGGAAGAAGGCCAACGCCGACGAGCACGATCAGCAGAGCGCCGACCTCAACCGCTACCCCGAGAAGAGCCGAGCGACGCACAAGAAGCTCCGTGCCAAAGACCGGCCTCTGGCCAACGACTTCGTCTCCGACGACGAGTTCGACCGACTGCTCGCGGCGTGGTTCGGCAATATCACCCGCGTGCTGATTCCCGGCGGCACTTTCTACATCTGGGGTGGCTACGCCAACTGCGGCAACTACCCGCCGGTGCTGAAGCGCTGCGAGCTCTACTTCGCCCAGGCGATCATCTGGATCAAGGAGCACCCGGTCCTGACCCGCAAGGACTTCATGGGCAACCACGAGTGGTGCTTCTACGGCTGGAAGGAAGGCGCTGGGCATCGCTTCTTTGGGCCTGCGAATGTACCGGACACGTGGTCGATCAAGAAGGTCAATCCTCAGAGCATGGTCCACTTGACCGAGAAGCCCGTCGAGCTCGCGCGGCGGGCCATCGAGTTCTCGTCTCGTCCCGGCGAAAACGTGCTCGACCTCTTCGGCGGCAGCGGCTCGACTCTCATCGGCGCGGAGATGACCGGGAGGCACGCGTTCCTCATGGAGCTCGACGCGCTCTACTGCGACGTGATCGTGCAGCGCTGGGAGAAGTTCACCGGCCGCAAGGCGGAGCGGCTCAGCACGGCGGAGGTGCCATCTTGACCGATCGCCCCTTACTCGGAGAGCCGCTTGAGCGCCTGGCTGTACCGATCGTTCACTCGCTTGAGCGACGAGGCGACGCGGTCGGCACGGTCATCGCCGGTGAGCGACCTGACGTACCGCCGGTACACAAACGCGCGGTCACGGAGCTTGCCGGTGGTTTCGCTGAGAATGCCCGCCTTCTGGAGAACGGCGATCGAGCGCCGTGCAGTGGGCGAGCTGGTCTTCAGGAGCTCACGAACCAGCTGGGCCGTGACAACGGGGTGCTCGGGGAGGATTTCGAAGAGTTGCACGGCACCGAGTGTGGCCTCGGGGAGCTTGGCCAGGCGCTTGCGATCCTCACTGACAAGGGCGTACATGTTTGCGGCCACATCAACGCCGTCATCAGCGGCGGTCCGAACGCACCTGAGAAAGAACTCGATCCAGCCCTCCCAGTCGCCGTCGGTGCGCACCGCACTGAGGCGCTCGTAGTACTCGGCCTGCTCGCGCCGGATCGCGGCGCTGATGTAGAGCAGCGGCTCATCGAGCACGCGCCAGTGCTCGAGCAGGAGCGCGATGAGCAGGCGCCCGATGCGGCCGTTGCCGTCGAGGAACGGGTGGATCGTCTCAAACTGGACGTGGGCCAACCCTGCCTTCACGAGCGGGTGCGTCGTGTCGTCGCTGTGGATCCATGTGTCCAGGGCGTGCATAGAGGCGACGACCGCGTCCGGCGGGGGCGGGACGAACCGAATCGAGTCGGGCCCGCGACCGCCGATCCAGTTCTGGACCTTGCGGAGATTCCCCGGATCCTTGTTCGCGCCACGAACGCCCTGCATGAGCCGCTTGTGCGCCTCGCACAGGAGTCGCGAGCTGACGGGCAGACCCTTGGGACGCGCCATCTCACGGCGCGCGTACGTCAGGGCCGCGACGTAGTTGCAGACCTCTTCGACGTCGTCGGGGCGGTCGCTGCGCTGCGTGGCCTCGAACTCGAAGATGTCCTCGAGCGTCGCCTGGGTGCCTTCGATCTGAGACGAGAGCAGGGCCTCCTTGCGCACGAAGCCGTAAATAAACCAGTCGATGCTGGGGACCAGCTGCCCGGCCAGGCGCAGCCTCTCGATCGCGGCCTGCGCTTCCTGGAGCAGGGGCGCAACGGGGCCGGACACATCCACCGGCGGATCGCGCGGCGGGAGCGTAAATGGGATGAACGCTTCGACGGTCTTTCCGGCAATCGTTGTTGGTCGGTATGTTCCGGTCGTGCGGGGCATGGCTGGGAACTTCGGCGTTCGTGGAGCCGAACACTAGGAACGTCTGCGTTCCTAGTCGAGCCGGCTAGGAAAGGAGACGTTCTTTGCGCCACACGGCTGGTTTTGCCGAAGAAACACCCCGGCTATTGGCCGGGGCGGGGGTATTCTCAGACGCATGCGGGCCCGTCAAGCGTGTTGGCCAGCCACAAAGACGCCGCGCTCATGCTTCTTGAACCGGGCGGCGGAGCCCTTGGCGGCGATCTCGCGGATGATCGCGGCGTAAAGCGTGGCCTCGGGGGTCTTGCCGCCGGGGCTGGTCCAGAGTTTCTTGGCCTCCATCGCCGCGATCATCTCCTTGGCCCGCATCGGCACCATGCTCGCGGCGAGCACCTGGGCCGCCGCGTCGAGGGCGCTGACGCGCTTGGCCTTCGGTTCCTTGGCGGGCTTCGGGGCCTTGGGCGTCTTGGATGCCTTGTCACCCTTGGCCTTCTTCCCCTTGGCGGCCGCTTGCACGCTGGCGTTGTTGGTCATCTCCAGCTCGCTGGGAACCTCGTGGTCCTGCTTCCCGCCCGCCCCCCCAACCAGTCGGCCGTTGATCTCGGCGAGCGCCGCCTTGCGGAGGCGCTCGGTGCTCGACGCCGTTGCGTCGGCCTTGCGCTTGGGGATGCGCTTGCCGCCGGGGCCAACGGCTCGCTTCATCGCGGGGGTGTTGTTGGGCTTCTTGGACTTTGTGCTCATGGTCATCTCCGAAACGGGGGTTGGGACTCCCGTCGCACATTGCGGCGGGCAAGCGTGGCCGTCGCGGTTTCCCGCGACGCCGCTTGGGTGGGGTGGGGGTCAGCACCCCGCGACGCGCTCGATCTCGGTGAGCACCTCGTGGACCATCGAGTTGGTGGCGGCTGCCCGGCCCCGGCGGTCGGTGCCGTAAACCACCTTGGCGACCTCGGTGGCCTTGGCGTAGCGGCTCTCGCGGTCCTCGTCGCGGGCAATGTGGGCGATGCAGATGTCCTGCCTGCCCGCTCGCCGGGTGTGCTGCTCGATGGTCACCTCAGCGCCGCGCTCGGTGCGGCTGATGCTGATGTCTTGGTCGATGCCCTCGATCACGATCGTTTTGATGTTCATGGCGTTGCTCCTTTGGGGTGCGTGCGTGGCGTGCGGTCACTCGGCGTCGTTCAGGAACCGCTCCATGTCGTCGCGTTCCATGTTGCTGAGGAACCCGACGGTGTCCATCAGGTCGCTGCGGACCTTGCCGAGGTTGCCGGTGATGCCCCAGTTGGTCGGGTCGGCTTTGGCCTGCTCGTCGTGCTTGTCGAGTTCCATCTGCAGCACGTCGATCAGGCGGGCGATGTCGTTCCGCCGCGCGGCGTACATCTGGGCGGCGGTCGGTTGTGGGGGGGCGGGCTTGGTGGTCTTGGTCTTGGGGGTGTTCTTCTTCATACTGGTACCTCTCGTTGTTTGGGGTGCGTGGTGTCTCGGGTAAACAAAGAAGCCCGCATGTCGCGGGCTTCAGGTCGTCGGCTTGGTGTTGTTCTTGCGTTCCCAACTCGTTGTGTCCTTGGGTTGGCCGACCGCCCGGAGGTAGTCGACCAGTTCGTCGGCGGTCCAAGTGTCGCCGTCGATCGCGTCGTGCTCGTCGGGGGCGTCGTCACGCTCGCGGTCGATCTCGAAGAGCCGGAAGCCGCCGAGCGACCCGTGGCGTGGACCCCAGTGCCCATCGAGGTGGCGGCCGCGCCCGGCGGGCACCGTCGCGATGTTCCAGGTGCGCCCGTCAGGCGTGTGGATCTCGACGGCGGGGATGTGGAACCCGCTCTTGGCGAGGGTCTTGGCGAGGTCGAGCGTGGTCTTCGAGGTCGCGTTCATGTTCGTGGTCTCCGTCGCGTGCGGGGGGTGCGTTGTTCCCGCTTGCGTGTGACACACATTGGCCGCCTGATGGGGAACAGGCAAGGTGATCGGCCTGCAATTCTCGATAATTCTGCGACATGTGGGCAAGTTCTGGGGGGAGGTCCGCGATGACTCCCGAACATGCGCCTAGTTCCCAGCCAGCGGGGGGCGGACGGGGCATGTCCCGGCTCAACCCGGCGGCGATGCCCGTGGCGGACGCCGCCCGTGTGCTCACGCGGCTGGGCGGGAAGCCCGTGACGGACGCCATGCTCCGCGCCGACATCGATGCCGGCGCGCCGACAAACGCCGACGGCAGCGTCAACCTCGTGCACTACGCCGCGTGGCTCGTGAAGGAGATGTCAGTGGGGGGTGCAGGTGGCGATTGACCCGCGCAAACTCAAGCCCGGCGAACTCGCGCGGCTGCTCAACAGCACGACGCTGGGCGAGGTGATCAGCGAGCGGCAGCTCCACCGGCATCGCACGCGCGCCGGGTTCCGCGTCGCGGCGGACGGCGACTCGGGCAAGGTCGATCTGTTCCGATACGTGGCGTGGCTGGCGACCACGCGGCACGAGGCGATCGCCCAGGCCGCCAGTGCGCCCGAGGGTCTGACGGGTTACGACGCGATGAAGGAGCGTGCCCGGCTCCGCAACGCGATGCTCTCGCTGTCGGGACGGGACATTGGTGACCTGCCACCAATCGCGGACGCGGCGAGGAGGGAGAGGGCTGCCCGCGACTTCCGGTACTTCTGCGAGGCGTACTTCCCGCAGACGTTTCACCTCAAGTGGTCGGACGACCATCTGAAGGTCATTGCCAAGATCGAACAGGCGGTGCTCGAGGGCGGGCTGTTTGCGATGGCGATGCCGCGCGGCTCGGGCAAAACCTCGCTCTGCGAGATCGCGTGTCTGTGGGCGCTGGTGTACGGGCACCGGGAGTTCGTGGCGCTCGTGGGGTCGGACGAAGAGCACGCGGCGGGGATGCTGGACTCGATCAAGGCGGAGCTGGAGAACAGCGAGATCCTCGGCGGCGACTTCCCAGAGGTCTGCCACCCGATCCGCTCGCTCGAAGGCATCCACCAGCGGGCTTCAGGGCAGCTCTACCAAGGCAAGCAGACCCACATCGGGTGGACCGCGAGAGAGATCGTGCTGCCCACGATCCCCGGCTCCGCAGCATCGGGGGCGATCATCCGTGTCGCGGGGATCACGGGCCGCATCCGTGGCATGAAGCACAAGCGTGTCGACGGTGTGAGCGTCCGCCCTTCGCTCGTACTGATCGACGACCCGCAGACCGACGAGAGCGCCCGCTCGCCGTCCCAGTGCGCGAATCGAGAGCGCATCCTCGCGGGCGCGATCCTCGGCATGGCCGGGCCCGGACGGAAGATCGCCGGCCTGATGACGCTGACGGTGGTCCGCCCTGACGATCTGGCCGACCGCATTCTCGACCGCGACAAGCACCCGCAATGGCAGGGCGAGCGGACCAAGATGGTCTATTCGTTCCCCAAGAGCGAGAAGCTCTGGGCCGAGTACGCCCGCGTGCGGGCCGAGGGGCTTCGCGCCGATCGGGGGATCATCGATGCCACGGCGTTCTACGGCAAGCACCGGACGGCGATGGATGAGGGAGCGGTCATCGCCTGGCCGGAGCGGTTCAACCACGACGAGTTGTCGGCGGTGCAGCACGCCATGAATCTCCGGCTGCAGAACGAGGCCGCATTCTTTGCCGAGTACCAGAACGAACCGCTGCCCGAGGTGGAGGTGGCCGACGACCTTCTGAGCGCCGACCAGATCGCAGCGAAGGTGAACGGGCACGCCCGCGGGCTTGTCCCACTCGGGTGCTCACACCTGACGATGTTCGTGGATGTGCAGGGCAAGGCACTGTTCTACCTCGTGGCCGCCTGGGAAGACGACTTCACGGGGCACATCATCGACTACGGCACCGAGCCGGACCAGAAGCAGGCGTACTTCACGCTTCGGGATGTGCGCCGGACGCTTGCGGCCGCGTCGCCCCGCGCCGGCGTCGAAGGCGCGATCTACGGCGGACTGGAGCGTCTCATCGAGGCGACGGTTGCTCGCGAGTGGCGGCGCGACGACGGCGCGATGGTCCGGATCGATCGATGCCTGATCGACGCCAACTGGGGTTCTTCCACGGATGTTGTCTATCAGTTCTGTCGCCAGAGCCCGCACGCGAGCGTGCTCACGCCCAGCCACGGACGCTATGTCGGTGCGAGCAGCCTCCCGTTCAGCGACTACAAGCGGAAGCGCGGCGAGCGGGTCGGGCTGAACTGGCGCGTGCCGATTGTGACCGGAAAGCGAGCGGTGCGGCATGTCCTGTTCGACACGAACTACTGGAAGTCCTTTGTGCATGCCAGGCTGGCGGTGCCGATGGGCGATCCCGGAGGTCTCTCGTTGTTCGGCCAGAAACCCGAGCCACACCGCCTGCTGTCGGAACACCTCACCAGCGAGTACCGCGTGCGGACGGAGGGCCGCGGCCGCACCGTGGACGAGTGGAAGCTCCGTGTCGAAGGGCTCGACAATCACTGGCTCGACGGGTTGGTAGGCACTGCGGTCGCCGCGTCCATGCAGGGTGCAGTGCTCTTTGGCACGGATGCCACGATCGTCGCTCGGCCGCGGCTGAAGCTCTCGGCGCTGAAGGAGCGATCGCGATGACGACGAAGCCGTTGGCACATCCGGATGCAAAGCCGAAAGGGCTGGTCTGTCCTAGCTGCGGGTGTCGGCACTTCGAGGTGCTCTACACCCGTGCGACGCCTGCCGGGTCCATCCGCCGGCGACGTCAGTGCCGTCACTGCGGTCGACGCGTGACCACGACCGAGCGGCTCGGCGGGTAACTCGACGCCCGAGGTCTACCGGTGGAACAACACGTGTCATTTGAAGCACGCTCGTCGTGATCAGAGCGACGGCGATGCGAGAAGAGTGGTAGGAGGCCCCAGCATCGTGCCGGACCCGACCCCTGATCCCGATCAGTCGCTCCGCGACGCTGCCTCTCAGCCCGCGAAGGCGTCCGTCGACGGCCAGTCCGTCGAGCAGCACCCGCTGAAGGACCAGATCGAGGCCGACCGCTACCTCGCGTCCAAGGCCGCCGCGAGGAAGCGCGGCCTCGGCATCAAGTTCGCCAAGATCGTCCCCCCCGGTTCTGTCTAACCGCCCATGCTGAAAGCCATTGCCAACATCATGAGCCGGGTCGGTCGCGGGACGCAGACCGCCTCTCCCTCCCCGGCGGCGTCGCGTGCTCCGCACGGAGGCGGAGCGCGCGGCGGCCGTCGTGTGGTTGTCGCCAAGTTCGACTCAGCCAAGACCACACCGGAGAACCGCAAGCACTGTGCCAATGCGGACGGCCTGTCGCCCAACGCCGCGATCAATCCCGAAGTGCGGCGCATCCTCCGC